CCAGATTATCCACATTGGCAATTATCAGACGCAAGAAGAAGCCAAGGCAGCCGAGCAAGTATTTAGAGAGAAAAGAATAGCAGACTCATACGCAAAACAAGAAGCCAAGTTAGACAGGATGGCAAAAGAGATGGTCGCTAGATACAACGTCTACCTAGAATTTTGCGTATTGCCTAAGACTTTAACAGACATGAAGCAACAATTAGATGCTGATAAGAATACTGCGTCTAACACAATTAAGAGCTTAATGGCTAGAGGCTTTATGAAAAGCATTATTGTTAGCGACACCGGCACACGTAAGTACTACAGCTTTGTCACTACCAAGTTAATGAACTACGATGATGCGCTAGAGTATGTATCACCTAAGAAATACAAAACAAAGGTTAGCGAAAACACACCAACAATAGAAGGTGCTAGGGTAATTAATTTTGATGACAGGAAACTAAGCAATCTATACATGACTCAACGTGCAATAGACAGGGCTAACATGAAGTCACCTAAAAACCACGTAAGCGGTGCTTTAATGTCAACGGCAGATTGGTAATGAGAGTTACTAGCGATGGTTCAAGCGCAAGCTATTATGAGTTGCCTAATAATGCTAATGAGTTACAGGACTTGATTAGCGCAAAGAATATGAACGCACAGATCGGTGAGATATTCCGTGAGTGCTACCGTTATGGTCAGGCATCACATTGTGACGAGATAAGGGGAATTAAAAAGATACTGTTCTATGCTAATGCAGAACTTAAAAGATTAAACAATCAAGAACCCAGCCATGAAGACATCATGAAGAATGTAACTCCATAACTGGGTATATACAATCTATATACTATTTGTTCATTACGTACATAGTTACTTCAAAACCGAAACGTATTTCAGTAGCTGCTGGTGATGTCCACATGATTAGATTCCTTTGTTTTATGTACACGTCATTGTGTATATGTACGAATTATGCTCTTTTTTAGACACGTTACCATAGTTAAAACCATTAAAAGTGATATATTGACCACGATTGATTAGTATGGTAAAGTCACGTAACGATTTATAGTAGTGCGAGTCTGCATTACTCTTTTATTCCAGCGACTGTACATCGCTAGAAAGTAACCATTGCCCCTCAGACGTGATAGGGTAGACTCCGAGGTAGTCTAGTTGCGAGAACCTCCTACTTTTTAAGGGAATAACTATGGCAAGAGGTTTGTTAGACACAAAAACTACTATTGGCACAGCCAAAGAGATTGCTGACAACACCAAGAATGCCATTGATAACTATTCTCTAGGAGCTATGAACCCAAGTTTGCCTAATACCGAGTACTGGGCAAAGATGGCTAAGATGTTCCGAATCACACCAGCAGAAGCCAAACGTCAACGATGCGGTAACTGCGAATACTACGACAACACTCCCGAAATGTTTGAGGCTATGGAAGCCATCCCACTTAACAAGTACGACCTGTATGATGGTCAAGCTCAACGTGGTTGGTGTCATAAGCTAGATTTGATTTGCCATAACTCCCGTCTATGCTCTGTATGGGAACGTAAAGACTTTGAAACCGAAGATTAATTATGCGATTAGATTATGAACGACCATTGGGCAATAATACTGTTAGCTGTAATCGCTAACATTACACTCGTTATTAACGCAATACATCATTGGTAACTTATGGCTGGACTACTAGACAACAATATATTTAGCAATATGTCTGCTTGGGAAAAGGCTAAGACATTAGTTTCAGGTCACGGTGGTGCGCTATTGAACTCAATTATGCATCCTCAAGAGGCTTGGGCGCATGATGGTTATCCAGACGAATTAAGTCAATCACTAGTAAGTAAAAATCCAGAAGTTGGTTTTAAACGATATGATAGGACACCATTAGATGTGGCAATTAATTACGGTGGTGGTTATCAGTATGCAACTTCACCTAATGTATCGTATGATGAAGCTGAAAATAGAGCGAAAGCATATCAACTTAGAAGTTATCTATATGACGGAATGCTAGGAAACAAAGACCGCCAAGTAGATGCAGTAAGAGATTACGAAGAAAACCTAGCCGGCATTAAGCAAGCTATAGCGGATAAGAAAGTAAACTCAGTAATGAACGAAGACAAGATTCGCCAGATGTCAGCCAAGTACGGTAAACAGAAAGCAACAGTAAGACCGCAATACTAATTTTAACAACAGGGTGACCAACCTACTAGGAGTCACAACAAAATGACAGAAGAAAAAGCAGCACAATTAGCAGCAGCCAGAGAGAAGGCAGCAGAGGCTAATCAAGGTAACAATCATTCAAGTAAAATCAATAGATTAATGAATGAAACTCTGAAACGTATATTAATTCAGAATGAAGGGCTAAGAGCAAGGACTATTAGTGAGGCTCTAGTGGCTAAAGCAGAGGATGGTGACGTATCTGCTATCAAAGAAGTCTTTGACAGAATAGATGGCAAGGTAGTACAAGAGAACAAAATAAGTGGTGATGCTGATGCACCATTGTTGATACAAGTGGTAACGGGTATAGATGACAACTACTAACCCAATTGATCTAGGCTACAAGCCTCGGTTACCACAGAAAGAGATACATAAAGCAGTAAAAGAGAATCGTTTTGTAGTAGCTTGCGCTCATAGGCGAATGGGAAAAACGGTGTCTGCAATTTTGCAGCTTATCCATTCTGCATTACAGAACAAACAAAAGAACCCACGGTACGCTTATATAGCACCGACTTATTCACAGGCTAAAAGGGTCGCATGGGATTACCTAGTAGAATATACTCGCTCACTTGGTGGTACTGCAAACATCGCAGAGCTAAGAGTGGACTTTCTGGGCAGAAGGATAAGCCTATACGGTAGTGAGAATGGGGACAGTTTACGGGGACAATACTTTGATGGTGTAGTCCTAGACGAAATAGGTGACCAAGACCCAAAAATCTGGAACAGTATAGTAAGACCGGCACTAGCAGACAGAAAAGGATTCTGTTTGTTTATCGGCACTCCAAAGGGGAATAATCACTTTAGAGAGTTCAAAGAACGTGCAATGGTCACAGAAGGCTGGAAGTTCTTAGAGTTTAAGGCTAGTGATACTGGCATACTAGACCTACAAGAGTTGGCTAGTGCTAAGAACGAGATGGGCGAGGACAAGTACAAGCAAGAGTTTGAGTGTAGCTTTGACGCACCAGTAGAAGGTGCTTACTATGGGTCACTATTACATGAAGCCGATAACGAGAAGCGTGTTACTAAGATTCCTAAAGACGAACTGGCAAAGATTGTTTGTAGCTGGGATTTGGGTGTCAGCGACAGTACGTGTATTTGGGTAGCTCAGATAGTTGGTAAAGAGATACAGCTAATAGATTGCACAGAGAACCACGGAGTCGGACTAGATTACTATGTTAGTTGGTTACGTGATAATGGTTATGACAAGGGTCAGCAGATTCTTCCGCACGATGTAAGAGTCAGAGAGATGACCACAGGTCGCAGTCGTTTAGAAGTCTTAATGGAAGCTGGACTAGATGTAACAGTAGCACCAAGCCTATCTATAGCAGATGGCATTCAAGCAGTTAGACGTATGCTGCCTAGATGCTGGTTTGATATGGAACATACAAAGAACGGTTTAGTAGCATTGCGTAACTATAGACGAGAGTTTAACGAGAAGCAGAATGTGTTTTACGATAAGCCAGTTCACGACTGGTCATCACACTTTGCAGACTCGTTTAGGTACTTAGCAATAGGATTAGTAGAAGTAGATACAACATGGTCTAAACCATTACAACAAAATAAGGCATGGGTCGTATAATGATGAACCAAGAAACATTAAAAGCACTATGTGCAGATGAAATCAATAACGCTATTGGCTACTTAGAGTCAGATACGGTTCAAGCTCGTGCTGATGCGATGAGCTACTACTTCCGTGACAAGTACGGTACTGAGGTAGAAGGTCGCAGCCAAGTAGTTACCGGTGAGGTAGCTGAAGCCGTAGACGGTGCATTGCCTCAACTAATCCGTGTATTCACGTCATGTGAAGATGCTGTGCGTTTTGAGCCTACTAGAGATGGTGAAGAAGAACTTGCTGATCAAGCTAGTGACATGGCTAATTGGGTATTCTATAAAGACAATGATGGTTTCCT